AGATATATCAGAGTAGTTATTGATATTGTTGGAACGCACTCTAATGGTTCAATCTATGGGGCAGTAGTTGCAAAAGGAACACCTTTAAGTGCTCCTGTGACTTCTGACGCAAACGCATAATCTTAAATAGATTAATTCTGTGGGCGATCCTGCCGAGAGGTATTTCGCCCATAGAGACAAAATTTTAAAATAGGAGTAATCATGAAAATTAAAATGAAAGAAACTGTTAAAGCAAGTGCTAACCAAGAGGGTTCAGCTACTATGATTTATGAAGCAGGTGTAGAATATGATATGACTACTAAAATGAATATCGCTACAATACTTATGAATAATGGACAAGCAGAAAAAGCTATTGCAAAAACAGAAAAAAAAGTAATTAAAGATATGGAAAAGAAAACATCAAAAACAAAAAAAGTTTTAAAAAAAGTTTTTGGTAAAAAATAAGGTTTAGATAATGAGTGGATTAAAAATACATACAGCTTGGACTACAAGTGCAGTTGCTACATCAACACAAAAATCTTTTATGAGAGTTGATTCTAGTGATGACGATACATTAATTGCAGAATTAATTAAGGTAGCACAAAACAATGTTGAAGCATATACTGGTAGAGCAATCACTCAACAAACTTTACAATTATTTTTAGACAGATTACCATATTATGTAGATGAAAAGTTAAGGGAGGGTGTTTATACTGCGCCTGACTTAAATTATAGTGCTGATTATATTGTTCTCCCTAAACCACCAGTAGCAAGTATTACACATGTTAAATATTACGCAAATGATAATACAGCATCTACTTTTGCTTCAAGTAATTATTTTGCAGATACAGATTCATCACAAGCAAGAGTAGTTTTAAAAAATGGTGTTAGTTGGCCAACATTAACAGAATTAAGACAAGGTAATGCTTATGAAGTTCAATATGTTGCTGGTTATGGAAATAGTGCTAGTGATGTTCCTACACCAATAATACAAGCAATTAAATTATTAACAACACATCTTTACGAAAATAGAGAACTTGTGACATCTATGAGTGCTAATACAATACCTTATACGATTGGTCAATTATTACAACCTTACAGAGTTATGAGATTAAATAATATATTAGGAGGATAAAATGCCAAGTGTTTCTAATATAGGAAAATTAAGAAATAAAATTACAATACAAAATACAAATTTAACAACAGATAATCATGGTGGTTTTACTACTGGTAGAAGTACACATATAACTGCTTTTGCTAAAATGACACCTAAATCTGGAAAACAAATATTTTCAGATAAAACAGGTCGTCAAGTAGAAAATCCACACACATACGAGTTTTTAATTAGATACAGAGATAATATTACAACATCAATGAGAATATTATTTGGTACAAGAACATTTGATATAGTTAAAATTAATGATGAGAATGATTTTAAAAATTATATAACAATAGAAGCAATTGAAAATGTAGGTACATAATGCAAGCAACTATTAATGTAAAAAATCTTGATAAAGTTTTAAAGTCATTCAGAACTATAAGCAAAGATATGAAACCTGAATTACGACAAGTAATACAAGGTGGTGCTCAACTTATTCGTGGAGAAGCAGTAAAAAGTATTCAAAGTGGACCAAAAAGTGGTAAAGTATATCAAAGATATAATCCAACAAGAACACATAAAGCATCTGCACCTGGAGAAGCACCAGCAAGTGATACTGGTAATTTAGTTAGAAACATAAGAGTGACACAAAAATCACAAGATGTAGTGACAGTAGAAAGTAGAGCAAGTTATTCAAAATTTTTAGAATATGGTACAAGCAAAATGCAAGCACGACCATTTTTATTTCCAGCTTTTAAAATGAGTCAAGGAAAAATAATGATGGCAACTTTTAATAGAGTAAAAGCATTTATTCAAAAGGTAGCCAAATGAGTGATCATAGTGTTAATTTGCAAAAAGCAATATTTGATAAACTAGACCAAGATGCAACTCTTCAAGGTTTAGTGACAGATGTGTACGATTTCGTACCAGAATCAACTGCATTTCCCTATGTTAAAATTGGTGTAGGGTCATCAGTAGATAATGGAACAAAGACATTAAAGGGGAGTGATTTCACCCTTGAAGTGTCATCTTTTTCTAGATATAGAGGAAGTAAGGAAGCAAAAGAAATTATGAGCAGAGTGTATGATTTATTACACGAAGCCGATATAAGTGTTTCTGGAGCAAGTTTAGTGTTTATAAGATTTGAATTTTCAGATATAATAAAAGAAAATGATGGTTTAACTACACACGGATTTCAGAGATTCAGAGCATTAGTAAACGATACATAAAAATAAATAAGGAGAAATAAAATGGCAGTACAAAAAGGAAGTAGCTTTTTATTAAAAGACAACAGTGGTGGCAGTGCAGTCACTATTGGTGGTTTAAGAAGTACATCTATGACTATCAATGGAGAAATGGTTGATGTCACAAATAAAGATTCATCTACATTTTCAGGTTCATCAGGACATGATATTGGTAGAGTTTTAGGTGGAAATATGGGTATAAGAAGTATGTCCATATCAGCAAGTGGTGTATTTACAGATTCAGCTGGAGAAAACAATTTAAGAGGTGCAGCATTTACAGGAAGTATTGTAAATTACGATTTAGTTTTTGGCGATGGTTCAGATGTAAAAGGTGCTTTTCAAATTACAAGTTATGAAAGAGCAGGAGAGTTTAATGGAGAAGAAACATACTCTGTCACTCTTGAATCAAGTGGTACAATAACATATACTAACGCATAATAAAGGTTGATAATATGGATTTTACAGATGGGTTTAAAATGGTAGAAATAAAATTTCAAGGCGAGTCCTATAATGGTTTTTACAAGGTTTCTAGAAAGGGCGTAATGACTATCGAAACAAGAAAAGATGTTCCCTTTAAACCCTATGATGAAATTACAGTAGGTGTTGATGAAGTAATTGTTCAAAAGATAGAAGTTTTTCAAAGCAGATGTGAGATTACTTGCGAAGCGAAAGCAACAAGTGATATAATAAGAGCAAACAAAACTTTGAAAAAATTAAAAAAATCTGAACAAAGAAAGGAAGATAACACCGATGGCGAACAAGTATAAAGGCGAAATTAAAGGTCAGCTTGGAGACAAAGAAAGAGTTTTTAGGTTGACCTTTGAAAATATAATAAACATAGAAAATACATTAAATAGACCAATAATGAAAGTAGCAAGTGAACTTGCAAGTCAAAACTTTTCATTTACATCTGTTGTGACTATTTTACACGAAGGACTTAAAGGTGCTGGTGCAAATATTCAATACAAAGCAGTTGGAGATATGGTTTCACAAGGTGCTTTAGTTAAAGGTGCAGTTTTAGCTGGAGAGATATTGGCAACAATATTTACTACTCCAGAGGAAAATGAAAGCCCTTTAGCAAAGGCGGAGAACGAGTCACAGAATACCCAATCCAAAACTACCTAGAAATAGGTTTAGGTGTTCTTCGCTTCACACCAGAGGTGTTCTGGAAACTATCTGTATATGAATTTTTATCTGCCCTAGAGGGCTATAAATTAACAACTGGACAAAAAAAGAAAGTAAATCCAATGTTAAGAGATGAAATGGAAGAACTAATGAGAAAATACCCTGATTAATTATGGCAACAAATTTAGCAACAATATTAGTACAATTACAAACTAACACATCAAGCTTTCAAAGCAAAATGCAAACTGCTGGAAAGTCCGTGGAGAAGTTTGGAAAAAAACAAGATGCAGTAAATAAAAAAGCAGTAGATGGTAATAAAAAAATACAAAATGCTTTTAGAGATACAGCTGGAACTATTGCAGCAGTACAAGGTCCACTTGGTCCAGTAGCTGGTAGAATTAATTCACTAGGTGCTATTATTGGAAGAGTAAGTATTGGTGCTATGGCATTAACTGCCGCTTTTGTTGCAGCAGGTTTTGCATTAAGAAAAGTTATAAGAGATGTAGCTGGAGCAGAACAACAGTTTTTTAAATTACAAGCTATATTAAGAGCAACTGGCAACTCTGCTGGTTTATCTTTACAAGAAATAGAAACATTATCACAAGAAATTGGTATTGCTACATTAGCAAGTACACAAAAAGTTAGAGATGCAGCTGGAATACTTTTAACATTTAAATCAGTACAAGGAGATGTATTTAGAAATGCTTTAAGACTTACACAAGATTTATCAGAAGTTGGTTTTGGAGATTTAAGAACTGCAAGTATGCAACTTGGTAAAGCATTAGAAGAACCTATTGTTGGATTAGGTGCTTTGCGTAGAGTTGGTGTTTCATTTACAGA